AATGAGAATGGAACTAATTGAAGTAATTAATCAGTTACAAAAATATACAATTGGGTTATTATCACCTAGAGATACTTATCGTCTCTATCACGGCTTATTACCGGCCCAGAGAACCTTTGCTAAGTACATTAAAGGAAAAAAGGAAGATAAGTACGATACTCAGTTAGTTTCACAAATTGCAGACCACTATCTAGTAAGTAAAATGGAAGCCATTGATTACATTGAATTAATGTCTAAAGATAGTTGCAGTACTTTGTTGTCAAAATATGGATATACAGAAAAAGAAATTAAAAAAATGCTAAAAGGTAAATAATAGATTATGAAATTTGAACAAACAATTACAGAACCAGTAGATATTCATTATAATTTTATTGCTAATTCAGACAAATTAATTGAAATTTATCGAGTTGAATATTTGGATCAATCCAAATAATTTCTTATAATATAATAAAAAAAGAATATGGCAAATAACGTATATACAGTTGTAAGTATAGAAGCTTCAAAAAAACTTATAAAAATCTTTGTAGATAAAATTTTTACTCCGGAAGTTGAAGAAGCAGATTGGCAGAAAAAAAGTGATTTATTGGCCGATAATTTATATGGGTTATTATATAAAGATTATCCAAAAGACAATTTAACTAGAGATTGGATGACTGAAAATGTAGGAGCAAAATGGTGTTTTGTACATGATTGGCAAATAGACGATGATATTATTGATTTGACATTTGATTCAGCATGGTATCCACCAGAAGAGTTGTTTCATGAATTAGCAGATTGGTTTACAAAGCGAGGAGAATTTGAAATGGAAGCTAGAAGTGAAGATGAAGCGTATTTACATGTTTCAGGAGGATATGCTAATCAAAACGGATCTGAATTTATAATGGAAGACGATAATCTCCCAGAATATCCAGATGATGAAGATTTTGACTCCCAAGAAGATCACGATGAAGCTGTAGAAAATTTTTATGATAAAATTTCTGAAATAAAAGACGATCTTATCCTAGAGTCTAAACAAGATCTTATTTTATATCCATAATATGAAAAGCGGCTATATAAATCCAATATATAAATTGTCATTAAATGATGTATCTAAGGTTCCTGCTAAGATATCTTATTCTCAATGGTCAATGTTTTCAAAATGTCCTAAACAATGGAAATTATCGTATATTGATAAATTAGCTCCATTTACTCATAATATTGCAACATGTTTTGGTACAGCTTTCCATGAAACATTACAAGAATACTTAACAGTAATGTATACAAAGTCTGTTAAAGCTGCTGATCAAATAGATCTTCGTGATATGTTATTAGAATGTTTGAAACAAGAATATAAAAAAGGTGTTGCTGCTAATAATGGAGAACATTTTTCAACTCCAGCTGAATTAGCAGAACATTTAGAAGATGGAGTACAAATATTAGATTGGTTCAAAAAAAGAAGAGCTCAATATTTTTCTACCAAAAATATGGAACTAGTTGGGATAGAAGTAGAATTAGGCATTCCAGCATCATCAGTTAATAAAAATGTTTATTGGTATGGATTTATAGATATAGTAGTTAGAGACACTGTATTAAATAAAATAAAAATATTAGATATTAAAACTAGCCGAATGGGTTGGAATAAATGGCAAAAAGCTGATAAGCTTAAGGCAGCACAATTAGTTGCTTATAAAAAATACTTTTCTGATCAATTTGGAACTCCAATTGACAATATTGATATTGAATTCTTTATAGTAAAACGAAAGTTATTAGAAGAATCAATGTTTCCACAAAGACGTATACAAATACTTAATCCAGCGTCTGGCTCAGTTACTAGAAAAAAGATTCAACGTGATATTGACTCATTTATAGAATTTTGTTTTGATGAAACTGGCAAGAAGCGAGTAGAACAAAATTATCTATCTATTGCTGGAAAGGGGTCTAAACATTGTAAGTGGTGTCCATTTAAGATGGATTATGATAATTGTCCCAAAGAAGATAGGATTCGTCAATAATTTTTAATATAATAAATAAAAAGGAAAAATATGAATGGATTAATGTTAGATGCATTATATGCAAAATATCAAGCAGATAAAGCAGACGCTGTTGCTAGATTAGATATTTATTTGAACAATTCAGTTGGTATTGGAGAACATCCTCAACATACTGAAGAAATGGATACAATTGTTGCACAGTATGCAGATGCAGAAGATAAACGACAATCATTAAATGCAATGATTGCTAATATAAAAAAATATGATTCATTGATTGATGGTGATGATGCAAAAGATTTACTAAAAGGATAAATGAGAATTGCAGTAATTGGAAATAAAGAATGGCAAAATAAAAGAAAAGTACAAAGAGTACTTTCTGAATTGAAAGACAAATTTAGTCATGAATTAATTATTGTATCTGGTGGCGGTTCTGAAGGAGCTAATCATATGGTTAAAAAATTTGCATTAGAATTTGGAATATCATATGAAGAGTATAATCCATCATATACAGGAAGAAATTTGTATTCAATGTTGCCAGAATCATATTATGGAAAGAAATATCACTTTTCTCAATTATTGCATAGAATGAGAATATTAGCTGAAAATTGTGATTATATGATCATATTAAATAATCAAAATGACATGAATCCACAATTACAAACAGCATATAATAAGATACAAAAACTAAAAAAGCCAGTTGTTGTATTAGGTTAATATTTATAAAAAAGTTATAAGGAAATTAATGGAGTTACCAAAATTAAAAAAACTAGACCCGACAAAACCAAAAAAGAAAAAAATATTATTATTAGCAGATGATTTTAGATTGCCATCTGGTATTGGGACTATTTCAAAAGAAATTATATTAAATACAGTTGAACATTATGATTGGATTCAGATTGGAGCTGCAGTAAATCATCCTGATGCTGGAAAGGCATTCGACGTTTCTAAAGAAGTCCGAGAGACAACTGGTATTCATGATGCAGATGTAAAAATTATACCATATAATGGATATGGCGATAGAAATATATTGTTTTCATTATTAAATAGTGAAAAACCAGATGCAATATTTCATTTCACAGATCCTAGATATTGGGGATGGTTATATCAATTAGAGCATGAAATAAAAACAACATATGGTACTCCAATTGTATATTATTCAATTTGGGATGACTTACCATATCCTATGTGGAATTCACCATTTTACGGTAGCTGTGACTTAATAATGGGAATTTCTAAACAATCTGATAATATACATCGAGAAGTGTTGGAACAGAACGGATTTGGTGTCTATGATTATGACGTAGAAGATACAACAAAAAATCCAGAATTAGATTGGGATGAAGTAATTACTGGGTATGTTCCTCATGGATTAAATTCAAATATATTTAAACCAATTCCAGAAACAGATGAGTTGTATCAAAAATATTACAATGAAATAAAAGTAAAAAATAAAGTAGATTTTGGTTTATTTGGGAATAATAGAAATATAAGAAGAAAACTACCAGGTGATGTAATCTTAGCATTTAAACATTTTAGAGATCAACTCCCAGACGATCAAAAAGACAATGTTTTATTACTCATGCACACACAACCAGTAGATCAAAATGGTACAGATTTAAGAGCAATTTGGGAAAATATAGCTCCAGAATGTAAACTATTATTTTCAGAAGCAAAAGTTGGAGCTGCTGATTTAAACGCAATATATAATGTAGCAGATGTTACTATAAATATTGCGTCTAATGAAGGGTGGGGCTTAAGTAGTACAGAATCATTATTAGCAGGAACTCCTATTATTAATAATGTAACTGGTGGATTACAAGATCAGTGTAGATTTGAAGATGAGAATGGAGATTGGATAACATTTGATGATGTATTTTCCACTAATCATAACGGAAAGTATAAAAAGCATGGAACATGGGTAAGACCTGTATTTCCATCAAATAGATCATTGCAAGGATCTCCAATGACACCTTATATATTTGATGATAGAGTAAATTTTGAAGATGTAGCAGACGCAATACGACGATGGTATGATACATTACCAGATAGAAGAGTTGAATGTGGATTAGATGGTCGTGAATTTTGTTTAAATGATGGATTAACATCGAAACAAATGGCAGACAAAATGGTTGAAATGATGAATTTTTTATTTAATAATCCTAAAGAAAAACGACCAAGATATACATTAAGTAAAGTAGAATCAGTAACATATAAAGAAATGGGTATAGTATGAGAACATGTATAATTTCAAGTCCAGTAGCAACACAATCAGGTTATGGACATCA